GGTTCGAGTAGAACTCGCTGTCGCCCGGCGCCTCTTCGTCGCCGAGGCGCACGATGGCGCCACCGTCCTCGGTGTCCTCGACGTCGGATACCTCCTCATCGATCTCGACCATCTCGCCTTCGGGCTGTTCGTCTTCATCCATGGCTCAGTCCTTCAAGCGGCGTATGGGTTCTGGAGGATCTTCGGTGGCGGCCTGTCGACAGCCACCTTCTTGGTTTCTTTTACCACCGACACCAGTCTCTTGTCGATGCACAGCCGCACGCACTGCGTCATGGCGTCGACGTAGTCGTCGTGCTTGATGCTGTTGGGGCCGGTGAACGCGCAGAGCTGGGCCAGCATCGGGTCGACCCACGTGCGCGGCCGGCCGGGGAACTTGTCGCTCTCGGGCAGCCAGACGCGCTTGCGTGCGAAGATGTGGCTGACCATGTGCAGGCGGGCGAGTTTATCCGCGCGGCCGGGGTTGTAGGCGTAGGCCTCGATGCCCTCGCGCTCGAGCATCTGGCGCAGGCTGATGCCGCTGCCCTTGTCCTCGATCAGGCACAGGTCCGGCTTGCGGCCCGACGTGAGCGGCTTGGCGCCGCCGAACATCGGCTTGATCAGCGCCACGTCCTGATCGTCGCCGTAGCTGACGTTCAGCTCCTTCTTCACGCGCCTGATCAGGTCGGGCATGCCCACCTGCTCGGACCAGCAGTCGAGCAGGAGGAGCTGGCTCAGGCCATCCTTGTCGTGGAAGCTGCCGATCACGACGCACGCCGTGCTGTCCGCGTCGCCCTTCTTCTTGTCGTAGGTCGCCTCGGTGAATGCGGTGTCGAGCGACAGGATGATGTAGTCGAGGGCGGGCAGCGGCTTCTTGGCGGGCCAGAGCCGGAAGTCCGACCGCTTGATGATGCCGGTGTCCTCGGGGTCGATGAGCTCGCCGTACAGCTCCTGTCGGCCGATCGTCGTGCCCTCGTACTGTTCGATCTGCTTGAAGAAGCTGTCGGGCAGGTTCGCCTTGTTGTCGAACGTGCTGCCGCGCACGATGATGCGCCCCTCTTGCGGTGCGCTGAGCTTGCGGATCAGGTCTTTCGGCTTGGGCGTCGTCGTCCACAGCACCTGCGGCTTGGCACCCAGTCGCATCCCGAGCATGGCCATATCCCACGTCTCCTGATCATACTGCCATGCGGCCAGCTCGTCGAACCACCCACGGCAGTGCTGCGGCCCCCGGAGCCGCTCGGGCCGCTCCCCAGTGAAGCCACGTATGGTGCTGACGCCGCCGGCGACGTTCTTGAGCTTGATGAACATGCCCGACTTGTTGTGCTCGATGAGGAGCTCTGGCGGCAGGACGCTCAGGATGCCGCTCTCACCCTCCATGCACGTGATGGCAATGTCCCCGTAGGTGGGCGCTATGACGCAGCTGTCGAAGCCCGACGGATCCTCGAACGCGGCGCGCGTGATCCACTCGGCGCCGACGCGCGTCTTGCCGAAGCCTCGGCCGGCGAGGTAGCCGCACTCGGCCCAGTCGCTCTTCTGGACGATCTGGTTCGGCCGCGCGGTCTCACGCCACCGGCGTTGCCAGTCGAGGTGGACACGCTGCTCAGGGCTGAGCTGCGCCAACAGGGAGGCCGTGTTGGTCACGGGGTCCGATACAAGTCGAGCGCGTCGCGAAGCTGTGCGTTCATCTCGCGGATCTTATCGTACCGATCGGCAAGCAGGTCGCAGCGATGGCTCACGCTCGCTACGGTGCGCGCAGCGTCTGCAGCGTCTGCCTCAAGTTGCGCGTTGCGCTGCTCGAGCTCGGCGATGCGTCGCCACGGCCGCCAAATCACTTGCCGTCCCTCGCACGCAACGCTTCAGACAACGCGAGGGTGAGCGCGACGTTGTCGACGTTGCTGTCGATCTTGAGCGTCTCGCCCTCCTTGTTGCCGACGTCGACAGTCTGCTTGGGGCTGTATTTCTTAGGGTTCCAGCAGGCCAGCAGCTTCAGCCGCGTCTCGACCTGCGCACGCTTCCACTGCACGTGGCCCGGGTCGATCTTCCCGTCGACGCGCGCCGGCTCTGCATCGATCAGGGCGAGGGCATGATCCGCGATGGCGTCACCGCCAACCTCGCGCGCGGTCGCGTACGCGACTGCCAGCGCTTCGTCCGCCGCTACCCACTTGCCCCAGTTGACCGGGTGAAACCCCAACTCACGACCCAGCGCAGCCAGCGTCTCACCCAGAGCGAGGCGCTCAAGGACTTCCGCTTCGAGTTTTGGGGTGCGCTTTGTCGGCGTGGGCATACTCTGCGTGCTCCGCTAAGTGGCAGGACTACCAGACCCCCTAGATACGCCCGATCACCGCGCACCGCAACCCTCACAGCAACACTGCACCGCCACGCAACGTGATGCGCCCCGCTTCAGCGAGAGATCCGATCGCCCTGACTACGCGCTGCCTCCGCGTGTCTCGCCCGCCTCGCCCAGCCGGAGGCAGCAGGGCAACCGCGTGCGAGACGACGTGCTCCACCCCGATCTGGTCGCCCACCAAGCTGACCGCCTCCAGCGCCTCGAGCACCGCCCGCTCGTTCAAACCGACGTGCGGGAGCGCCTCCTGCCGCTCCCTCAGCTCCAGCCTCTCCCGCTCACCGGCGCGCTGCTCTGCGGTCTTCCACGCGCCCACCATACCCGTGCTGAACCCATACTTGTGCGCGACGCAGCACCGCGTCAGGTGTGGCGACGACATCCACTGGTGCACCTCCTTGGTCGTCACCAGATACTCCTGACACTCGACGACCGCGCAGGGCGCCTCCAGATCCACGAACAGCCTGAACTTACCGCGATGGCTGAAGGGCCGCACGGCCACCACCGTGTACGGCTGCTCGATGTCCGGCAACACGCACCGATCCCCTACACCCCACCGGCCGCCCTTGTGATCCTCGATGAACGCATTCACCTCGTCAGCATTGCTCCACATAGAAATCTCCTTCCACCACCAAATACACTGCAACACGGATTTATACAACACTTTACTAGCACCATGCACCGCGACACCGGCAACTTGGAAAAGAAGGTTAAGTGCCGGTGCACGGTGCACGTTGCAGTTTGCACCGCGCAACGCACTGCACCGCGATGCGTTGCGTTGCAGAAGTTGCACTATTTTAGCCCCAATGCACTTTTTTGCACATACCCACTTGCAACCCCTGCTTGCATATGCGAGAAGAGCTCATCAGCAACCAAGGAGACACCGACATGACGATCACCCTCACCGCCGCCCGCCCGTGGATCTCAGAGCGCACCGCCGAGATCAACGCCGCCGCCGACGCCATCACCGCCCTGAACATCGGCGACGGTGTCAGCGTCTCGGTCTGGACCGACGTGGACGCCTACACCGTCGTCAAGAAGACCGCGACGACGATCACGCTCCGCGCCGACACCGCCACGCTCCTTAACCGCGACGAGCTGCGCTTCTCCGTTGGTGGCTTCGCTGCCCACTGCGACAACCAAGCCGACCAGCGTTACTCGTACGCAGCCAACCCCGACGGCCGCGAGATCAAGATCAGCCTGCGCCGCTGGGCTGACGAGGAGGGCAACGAGCGCCGCACGTGGAAGCGCGTCGGCACCAAGACCTTCGAGCAAGGTGGCAACGCCTACGCTGGCCGCCGCGCCTTCCACGACTTCAACTTCTGACACCGCCGCCCCGGGGGCACACCACCCCCGGGCCAGCCCCTAAACCAAGGAGACACCACCATGCGCTTCGGAGACATCAGCATCGACGCCGGCATCGGCACCACGCTCACGCACCACGCCGAGCGCCGCAGCCTCTACTTCCAGCCGGGAGACGAGGCGGGCGACCTGCACGACGCGCTGGAGGCCACTGAGGCCGCGCTGGAGGCCAGCGGTGTCACCTACACCTACGCCGACGTCCTCGCGGCCGTGTGGGACGACTACAGGGACGCAGGACAGGAGATCGACACGTGAGCGACTACCGCATCAAGATCTCGATCAGCAACGGTCGCATTCTCCGGCTGATGGACGAGGTGGGCATCGAGACGCAGACCGAGTTGGCCCGCCGCGCGGGCATGGGGGTGGTGGCCGTCAACGCCATCGTCAAGATGCGCGACCTGCCGAAGCTGCAGAACGGCGACTGGCGTGACGCGGTGCAGCGCATCGCGGCAGTGCTAGGCGTGACCCCCGAGGAGATGTTCACCGACACGCAGGCCAACGGCACCCTCGAAAAGAGCACCTTCGAGACCGACCTGACCGAGGCGCAGATGGGCAGCCTGTGTGGCCCCGACGCCGTCACGCAGCTCGAGGAACAGGACATGGTGGCCCACCTCATGCTGGAACTGCCAGACCGCTACCGTCGCGTGATCACGGCGCGCATGGAGGGCGACACGCTCGCGGAGGTCGGGCTGAAGATAGGCACCCAAGCGGAGCGAGTGCGCCAGATCGAGGCGAAGGCGATCCGCCACATGCGGAGGCAGGCGCACCGCCTCAACATCCGCGCCGATGACGCTTTCTAGGCAATTACGCCAACAGGAGATCGACACGTGAGCAAGGACACACCGATAGCCGAGGACACCCCGGCGGGCGGCCCTGAAGAGCTGCAGTGGAAGATCGACCGCCTGATCGAGCAGCTGGAGCGGCACACCGGCCAGCTTAAACACGAGCGTTCGCTCAACGCCGACCTGCGTAAGAAGATCTCCGATCTGGAGACCCGCTTCGACACGCTGACCGGCCTGCTCACCGTTCGTGACCTGCGCAAGGCTGGCGTCCACGTCGAGCTGACGCTCGGCCCCGACGAGACGTGCGACTGCGATTAGATCGACACCCATCAGCAACACACAGGAGACACCGACATGATCAGCAAGAAGATAACCACCCTCGTGGCGCAGGCGACCGACGATCGGGTGCTGTACCACCTGCGCCGCGCCCTCAGCGCCGCCCTCCAGTCGGAGGAGGTGAAGCCGGTGCCGACCAACATCGAGCTGGCAGACCGCAACTGGTCCATCTGGCGCGACCACTACGTCAACAACGTCAACAAGGCTGATCTGGCCCGGCAGCACGACATCACGAAGGCCCGCATAACTGGCATACTGGGCAAACAGATGCGGCGCGTCGTGTACGTGATAGGCTGGGATCGCGGGCACTATGGCAGGCCGATGCGGGAGGCACTGCTGGGCGTCGAGGTCGTCTGGCGGGCGGGCGAGCCTGACTATTTGCGCATGCCCGACGGCCGCGAGGTTCTGTTCAACGGCATGCCCTACGACCGATAAATTAGCTGTTGCAACCTGTGATTGCATGTGCGAGAAAGGCTCATCAGCAACCAAGGAGACACCAGATGATCAGCCCCACCCTCAACATCAACGGCACCAGCGCCGCCGACCTCATCGACCCGCGCCTCGCCGCCTTCGACCACCTGACCAAGGCCATCGACAGCCTGCGGCAGGTCACGCCGAACGGCCGCGACTATCCCGGCGACGCCGAGCGCTGCGTCGCAGATCGCTCGGCACACTACGACCGCATCCTGACGCTCAACGCGATCCGCGAGCGGATCTACGCCGAGGCCGTCGCCATCAACCGCAGCAAGGGAGACGCAGCATGACCTTCACCTACCAGAAGCCATTCGCGCCCGGCATGACCCCGGCCAAGCGCGACCTCCAGAACATCCACGACGACCTCTGGCAGCTCCAGCAGAAAGTGGCTCGCTTGACCGCCGAGGTGGAGGCTGCACCCGACCGATGGAACACCAGCAAGCTCGCGGCGCGCCGCAAGACCCTCGCAGATGCCGAGGCCCGCTTCGCCCGCTGCGAGGCCCGCATAGCCGCCGAGGAGGTCGCAGCATGACCCACCACACCCTCACGGAGCTGCTGGTGCGCCAGAGGCGCCAGCAGCGCATGGCACAGCGGCTGGCCGGCATGATGGCCTGCGCGTGGCTCTTGCTGACCGCCACGATGATCGCCGGCTGGATGCTGACATGGTAGACCCCGAGCGCCACGGCAAGCGCCACCTGAGCTATCGGCAGTCCATCGTGCTGCTGGCGGCTATCCTGCTGGCGTTCGCCATCACCCTCGCACCGTGGGCGCTGCCCATGCTGCCGTATCGATGAGGAGACCGACCAATGACTAAGATCGAGAAATTGAAGGCCGAACTCGACGCCGCATACGACGACCGAAACGCCGCCCTTGACGCCGCCCGAGACGCTTTCGACGCCGCCCGAGACGCTTTCAACGCCGCCGTAGACGCCGCCAATGCTGACCGGGACGCCGCCATTGCCGCCTACCTCGCCGCCCTTGCAGCGCCATCAGCGCCGCCTTGGTGGCGAACACCTCGCAGCGCAAGAACAGGAGCAGACCGATGACTGAGATTGAGAGACTGAAGGCCGACCGGGACGCCGCCGTATGCGCCGCCCTCAACGCCTTCGACGCCGTTGTATACGCCGACCGCGACGCCGCCCTTGACGCCGCCCTTGACGCCTTCGACGCCGCCCGCGCCGCCTCCGTTACCTACCTCGCCATTCTCGCAGCGCAAGAACAGGAGAAGAACAATGACTGATCTGGAAAAACTGAAAGTTGCACGGGATGCCGCACTCGCAGCCCACCACGCCGCAGGTGTCGCGCGCGACGCAGTCCTCGACGCATACGATGCCGCAGCCATCGCCGCCGACGCCGCGCGCGCCGCCTCCGCCGCCGTCCGCGACATCTACGCCACTTACAACGCCATTCTTGCAGCACAAAAACAGGAAACCCCCAATGAGTAAGACACATGGCGAAACGGATAATGGACTACAAGATCGACCCGCTATTCAGGACGCCGGGGTTGCCTCGCATCCTGCAATTGCGACAGATCAAAGCGCAGACATATATGACCCCCGGCGAGCAGCGGGAGTTGAAGCGCCTCGAGGAGACGCAACAGACGATCGAGTTCCTGTTTCACCGGGGAAAGCGAAACGCCGCAAGGCGAAAGCCAAAGACATCGTGATCGGCGCAGAGAAACCGGCCGCGCTCAAGCACGGGCGCCGCATGCAGAGCCGTACCGCCAAGGGCGAGGCGCAACAGTCTCACCGCATTTGGGTAGCCGACGCATACCTCACCGGGAGGCAGACGATGCGAGAGTTGGCCGTGGAAAACGGCATCTCGGTGTTCACCGTGCGCGACTGGGTCCGCGATCGCCGAGACAGCTTCCTCGTCGACCCCCACCTGCGCCCGGCAGACGTCGTCGTGAAACGCGAGATACAGAGCAACGCGGCCATCTCGATCGGTGTGTTTGGAGCGGGCGGCAGTATGTCCGACGAGGGCGTCAGGCGCGCCACGCGCGACCTAGAGAAGGCCATCGTGAAGGGGCTGGCGGCACGGGGGTTGTCCCCGTTGCCCTACCGCAGGGAGATCAAGGCATGACACGCGAAGTTGAGATACTGCACCGCAGCGCGGCCGCTCTGGCCGCCATGGACGCCGCCAAGCGCGCGTTCAAGGCCGCCGAGAGCGAAGTGCAGCGCATGTGCCGAGAGTACGAGAGCGTGTCCGGTGCGCGCGGACTGGCACCCCACCATCTGGCGCAGAGTTGCCGGGCACGTGGGATCGAGGCGTGAGTAGGCCCGTCTACGAGAGCGATGCGGATCGCAGCAATCAGGCGACCGTCATCGCCAAACTGGAACGCGCCTTCGGCCTGACGGCCACCGCGCCCAAAGATCCGTTCGCGCGATACGACGCCGTGTTCCGCCGCCAGCCGCGCCCCTACGTCGTCGAGATCAAGGTGCGCCACAACACGCGCGAGAAATACTCCACCTACATGCTGAGTGAGCAAAAATACAATGCGCTCTGCGCCATCCACGCGAGGGGCGCCGACGTCCTGCTGGCGGTGCAGTGGACGGATGCGCTTGGCACCGTTCAGGTGCCTGTCGAGCACACGCTGGGTACCGGAGGACGCTATGACCGAGGCGACAGCCGCGATGTCGAGCGCGTAGTGCATATACCGATCAGCAGTTTCACCACCGTGACGGAGACCCCACGATGACTGTCAGCCAAGGCTACCAAGACGCCCTCGCCGGGCGCAACAACGCCAACAGCAGCCCCGACTATGTCAAAGGGTGGTTGACAGGCTGGCGCGAGCGCATGCTGGCGTGGAACAGCGTCAGCCAGCCTGCCGGGATTGACACACGTTAAGCAGGGGCTTGCGCACACCGGCGGCACCCTCTACGGTGCCGCCCATCAGCATAGAACAGAGGACGACAGCATGAATGCCATCGAACGCGCCATTGAGCGTGCCGGGAGCCGCGCCGCCTTCGCCAAAACGCTGGGCGTGACAGTGCAGGCCGTCTGCCAGTGGGTGCGTCGTGGCTGGGTGCCGCCGGCACGCGCCCTCGAGATTGAGGATCTCTACGCCATCCCGCGCGTTGAGCTGATGAAGCCGGAACTGCGCGCGATCATCCAAGCCGCAGCACAGTAATCCCGTGGACGAGGAGGGACAGCCCGTGCCACAGATACTACCGATCGCGGCGCAGCACTCGGCAATCGAGGCTCCGACAGAACTGCGCATGTTGCAGGGCTGGCTCCTGTATCGTCTGGAGACGCCGGACGGCGCGGACAAGCCGCTCAAGGTGCCGTACTACGTCGACGGCGGGCGCCGCCACGGCCGTCAGGGGTCACCCGAGGATCGCGCCAAGCTGACGACGTTTGCCGCAGCCAAGGCAGCCGCCGCGCGTCGCGGCATGAACGGTGTCGGGCTGGCGATGATGCCCGAGTGGGGCTTCTCCGTCCTCGACTTCGATAACTGCGTCGGCCCGGGCGGGGAACTGCCGCCCGAGGTCGCGGCCATCGCGCACTACACGTATTCGGAATACAGCCCGAGCGGCAAGGGCATCCACGCCTTCGTGCGCGGCAACTACGGAGATCGCAAGTCGCAGTCGCGCGGCAACGAGTTCGGTTTCGAAACTTTTAGCGACACAGGTTTCCTGACATTCACCGGCAACACCCTGTTTGAGGTCGACGTCACGGGCCTGCACGACACGATAAGCAACCTCGACGCCAAGGTCGCGCCACTGTGCGCCAAGCGTTTCAGCGCCAACACGGCGCCCGCCGTCCTCGACGACGACTTCACGATCGGCAGAGAGCCTCGCCTCAATCTCACCGTCGAGCGCATGACCGAGCTGGTCAACGCCCTCGACCCGGACATGGGCCGCGACGACTGGATCCGCGTCGGCATGGCCCTGCACCACGAGAGTGGCGGCGACGACACCGGCTTCGACATCTGGGACGACTGGTCGGCCGGCGGGGGCACCTACCCCAGCACGGAGGCTCTGCGCACGCAGTGGGACAGCTTCACGCGCCGGCAGGCACCGGGCCGCCCGCAGGTGACCATGGCGTCGGTCATCAAGATGGCCAAGGACGCCGGGCGCGTCTCGCCCACGACGACGCCGGAGCAGATACTGGCCGTCGCCGAGCAGATCATCGCCGATCGCCCAGCCAAATCCGTTGGCCGCTTTGGCCCCGTGCCAATTTTCGACCTGTCGCAGCTTCCGCCGGGCAAGTGGCTCGTGAAAGGCGTCATGCCCGCCGGGCAGCTGTACTCGATCTACGGAGCCAGCGGGAGCGGCAAGACGTTCATCGCCCTCGACCTTGCCTTTGCCATTGCCTTGGGTCACCCGTGGCGCGGACACCGCGTCGAGCGCGGCCGCGTCGTGATCATCGCCGCCGAGGGCGGCACGGGCATCGGCAAGCGCGGCGAGGCCTATGCACGCCACCACGGCATCGACCTGCGCAATGTCGACCTGCACATCATCACGGCCGCGCCGAACTTCCTTGAGGAGATGGACGTCGCCGAGGTCATCGCCGAGATCAAGGCGCTGGGCGGCGTCGTCGCCGTGTTCGTCGACACGGTCGCTGCGCCTCATTGCCGAGGCCATCGTCGCTCTGGTCGTGGCCGTGCATCACGCCGGCAAGGACTTGTCGAAGGGGGCACGCGGCTGGTCCGGCTTCCGCGCCGCCATGGACGGACAGATGGAGGTCACGCGCCACGAGAACGGCAGCCGCGAGTTGCGCCTTGACAAGATGAAGGACGGCGAGGACGGTTTGCGTTGGGGCTTCAAGCTGGCGGTAGTCGAGGTCGGCTTTGACAGCGACGGCGACACCATCACGTCCTGCGTGGCCGTGGAGGCTGACCTGCCGCAGGCGGCCGTCACCGGCGATCGCAAGGAGGTCGTGCGCTACGGCAACACCGAGCGTCACGTCCTCGAGATGATTGAGCTGCACCACCGCACGGCGCCTGACGTGGCGCTGGGCATCCTCACGGACCAGTGCGTCGCCGCTCTGGCAGTGCCGGAGGCAGGCAAGCGCGACATCCGACGCCAGTCCGTG